TGGGTGCGACATGCTCATAGATGTGAATCTTCACGTCTGCGCTGTCGTGTTCGGTCATTTCATGCGCCCGCCCTTAGTGCGAGCAAAGCTGCGGTTGGCGCTCTTGCTTACAACGCGCAAATTGCCCGGGGTGTTACCGCCGCCCTTGGAAATGGGTGTGCGATGATCCACATCTTTGCCGTCGCCCTTCTGCACGAGACCTTTTGCTGCCATTTCGCGTCTCGCAGAATTGCGTTCTGAGCGATTTTTGATCTGCTCAGGCTTCCCTTGGTAGTTCGCGTACTCTTTGTCGTAGTTGCGAGCCATCAGCACTTCCTCTTACGCTTCTCGTGCGCCTTCGATTCTTTTTCTTTCTTTTTTGCTTTGCTCATTTCGCACCTCGCTTTTTTACTGCAGCGTTAGCAATGCGGATGGCTTTTCCTTCGTCGCCGGATTTCGCCAGCACGGCGTCTGCGGTCTTTGCCCACTGCTTTTTCGCTGCAGGGGACTGCGCCGCTTTGGTATGCTTCTTCGCGTCTTTGCTAGTCCAAGGCATAGAAACCTCGCTCGGCCCAAACGTCCATCATCATGTCCATCATATCCGTTCGATGCTGCATCATCGCGTCTAAGTCAGGCACACCATAGCGGAGTTCGTTGCGAATGGCGCGGTTTGCGCTGGCCTTGATGCCTCTAATTTTAGCGGTGTCGGCCTGAGTCTGACTATATTGCGCCTCGGCGAAGTCCACTTCGCGGAAGTTAAATCCCAAGAGCCGTGCCGTCTCAACGTACGCGTTGGCTTCGGCGCCCAGCGGGCCGCGCTTGTCACGCACTACCTTATCCCACCAGCTAGGAGCAGTTTCCGTGCCGGGCACCGCACGCATCGGTGTCGCCGGAGCCAAGCCGCCGCGCAGAAGGTACTGCAAGGTGCTCTTCATGTTCTCGCCCCACGGCCTCGACGGATCGCGGATCGCCTGCTGCCGGAAGGAATCGTAGTTCCCTAGCGCCCACAAGCCTAGCGCAACCGGCCCGCCCGGCATGGCCGTCTGCGGCACAGGGGCGCCGTCGTTGACCATGAGCAAGTCGCCCAAGGGGATGATGCGGTTGATGCCGAAGAACGTGCCGGAGCCCGGGGGGCCGAAGGGGAGCCGTACGTAGCCCGGAGCAAACGGCAGGCCCCAGACGTTCTCCTTCATGTAGTCGGGTAGCACGCGGCGCTCACGGTCCTCGTCGCCGGCACCCGAGCCCATCAGCGCGTACCCGAGCGCGTTCACCATCCACACGGCGCCTATCGTGTTCAGCAGTTTCCACGGCTTCTCGACCGCGAGTTTCGCCAGCATCGGCACCGCTCTGTACGGCCACGCGATGAACGGCCACGCCGTCTGCCGCATCGCCTGGATATAGCGCGCGTTGATGTCATAGTTGATCATCGAGTCTGCTGCCCACTTACCAGCAGCTTCAAGATCGGCCACAGTGACTTTGCCGCCGTTCTTATTTGCGACGTTCTCTACGTACGTGATGTACGCCGCAGCGCGGAAGACGTTGTCCTGATGCGCGTAGATGTCAGACAGCAGTTGATCGAACGCTTTGAGATTGGTGCCCGCCTTCTTCAGCGCGGTGATGGCTGGCTCCCAGAACGCCCGCGCTACTTGCATGTGTCCATCTTTACCCTCGCCCGCCTCCATCATGGCTTGAAGCTGTTTCTCGCCAATGACGTTGATCTCTTCGCTGATAGACATCGTGCCGAAAAGCGCACCAGACCGCTCGATTTCTTTCATGAAATCGAGGGCCTGCTGCGACGGGTTCTTATTATAATTAGCCTCCATCAAAAGCTTTAGCCCGCGCGCAATATTGCGTGGCGGAATATCGTGATAATACGACCAAACGAATGAGTTGGTGACGTTGTTAACCCACGCAGTCAGCGACCGCACCGTCAGGTTCTTCTTCCAGAACGTGTTGATATCGCGCAGGGCCTTTGGGCCAAACAGCGTGCGGTTGTTGTAGTCATTGATCGCCATGTAGACCGTTGCCGGTACGATGTAATCGTCCAGCTTGCCCCACTTAGCGCCCTTGAGCACAACCCAGTTGCCTGGGGTGTAGAATGCCTTTTGGTTCTTCATGTGCGGCTTATCGGCCACACTGACTATGCGGTCAGGGCTAACGCCGAGATCTGTCGTCAGTTTCTTGATGTTTTCTGGCGTGTTCTCGATTAGATATTTATCGCGGAAATCCTTGACTGCATTCTCTGCGATCATTTCGTCGTTGAAGCGGACGCCAGCAACGCGATGCTGGATCTGCTGCACGGTGGAGCCGACAGAGTGGATGAGCCGGAACGCCTTGTTCTCGGCGTCGCGCTCAGCCACCGTCTTGAAGCGGAACGCCTGCGGCGGCAAACCCGGGCGCTCGATACCGTGGTAGATGTACGGAGTAGGCGCAAAGCCCGTCCGCCCATTGGCCTCCAGACGCCGGGCCATGTCCGTCGTCGGAATGTCGTAAGGGGTGAAAACTGTCTGGTACTGCCGCTCCTCGGGCGCTGCCGGGTCGTGCTTGATCCACATGCGGAGCCGCTGCCCGTTCAGCTCCGTCACGCTGACGGTGTTCCCGAGCACTTCTTCGTAGAACCCGTTGTGCGGCGACATCAGCCCGCCTACGGCGCCGAACCGGAAGCCCGATACCATCGGCACCTTGTCGCCCTTGAGCCACTGCACAAGCTCCCACGGCTCTGCGTTGTGAAGCTCAGCGGGGATGATCTGATCCCCAAGCGCCTTCGCCTCCGCCAACGCCTCGATCAGCAGATCACCGACTTCCTTGATGCGCCGGTCGGAGGGCACTGCCGTGCGATCCTTCAGGTAAGCGTCGAGCTGCGCGTTGGCTTCTTTCTGCCCAGCCAGCGACGACCCGCGCAGTCGAGACACGGCAGCGTCGATGGCAGCAAGTTTGGAGGTCTTGTTGAACTTGTTGATGACGACTTCGGGGTGCAGCCCGTAGTCCGACACGATGCCGGTCATGACGCGCCCGAGCGTGGGGTGTTCGGAGACGAACTCAGCGAACGCCTTGCGCACGTCCAGCATGCTGCCGTTCTCGCCGAAACGCGCCTTGATGGTATTCGGGAACCACTCCGTCAGCATCCGCATCGGCGCGTCGATGAAGTAGGGGTTTTCCCGGTAGCGGTCGCGCTCGGTCGTCTGCAGAGCATCGAGTACCTTCGAAGTAGTCTGCTCCAAGGCACGGCGCTGCTGCGGCGTCTGCGGTCGCGTAGCTGACTGCTCAGCCTGCTGCTCAGCGGCCGTAGCTTCGCGAGCGTTGGCGCGCTGCTCCTCTAGGCGAGCTTCCTGGGCAGCTTTCCACCGTTGGTACTGCTGCGCCTGCTGGTACTGATCTTCCAGCACGGCACCGTCAGTTGTGTCGAGCACACGGGTAGTCGAGCCCGTCTTTTCAGCCAGCTTGAAGGGGTGCTGAACCCCCGTGTCGCCAAAGGTCTCGCGTGCCGTCTGAATCGACTGATTCAGCGCTTCGGTCGCGATCAGGAACGCGTCGAACTGAGTGCGGATGTCTTCAGCCGTGCCAATCGTTTCTGTCAAGCCGAACATAGCGCGGACCGCGTTGCTGAAGGTCCGGAACATGTTCTTGCCAAGCTCGACAAGCTTCTTCAACCCAGCTTCAATGCCGAACGCCTTTTCCTGCAGCGCCTTGTTAGCGTTGGTGTTCTTCATGAGCCGGTGCACGTCGGGGTGCGTTAGCCCATAGGAGTACATCTCATTGGCAGCCAGCCGCTCTTCTGACTTGATGGCGGTGACGAACCCTTCGGGAAGGTAGTAGTCCTGCCCGTTGATGGTATAGATGTTGTCCTTCGACTTCGCCTGCTCGATAACAGACGACAAGGCTGCACCAATGGCGCCGAGAAGCTGCACTTCGGGCGCCTTCGGATTGTTGTTGATGTAGGCAGCGCCGGCCGCGTGCAGGCCCTCGTGCAGAATGTTCCGCGTCGTTGCCCCGTCCATCTTGGGAGCAAACGGCCGCGCCCCGTAGAACGTGATGGTGTGGGTCTCAGGGCTGTAGGTTGCGACTTGGTTGCCGTGCTTGGCCTCGCTAATCGGATGGTAGCGCACGTTTACCCGGTAGATGTCGCCACCCGGTGTCATGATCTTACGGATCAGCATGGCGACTTGCTGCGCCATCGCGCTGATGTCCTTGTTCGAAATGTTGTGGAGCAGCATGCTGAACGCCGCAGCCTGCTTCACTTGCTCTTCGGTGGGGTTCGTAAGTCCATCAGCCGCCATCGCGTTGCGCGCGGCGGTGCGCTGGTGCGCGACCAACGTACCGTACGCGGTGTTCTTCAGCTCACCATCAGGCCCGGGCTGCGTTAGCGCGCTCGCTTCACCTAGTGCAATTCGGCCGAGCTGCGTGGCCGGTGTCAAAACGCCTTGCCACTCAGGCCGTGTGGTGTCCGCGCGCAGATCCGACTGCAGTTTGCGCTGCTCAGTCATGTACAACCGGATCGGGTTGTTGTAGATCACACCGAGCTGCAGGATGCCGCTCTGATAGGCACCCCAGTGCTGGTGGAATCGGATCGCGGGACTACTCTCGTTGCCGGGCGCGAAGGCTTTCGCGATCAACTGAGAAACCGACGGCTTCGACGCGCCGTCGTTCTTGACGATCCGCTGCGAGAGAAGTTGGAACGCTGCCGTTAGCGCCTTGTACTTCTGCTCAAGCGAGTTCGAAATCTGCCGCAAGGTGGCAGGGTCAGTCTGCACCGACTCCGTAGTGGGCTTGGTGTGGAATTCGCCGTCCTTGATGAAGGTGAACACGGTCGGCTTCAGCAACCGGTTGAGCGTGTCGATGTCGTAGCTGACGCGCTCGATCACGGTGAACAGCGGCGGGCCACCTTCCTCGATGGGTGCGTTAAGCGCGCGGGCTGTAGCCTGCTCCTCGGCAGGCATAGCCGCGATGTCCACCCGGGGGTCGGCAATGAGCCGCGCCAATGCCGCCTCTGAGGGGCGAGGCGGGTTGTCAGGATCAGCAATAACCTCGCGTGTCGCGATATCAGCCGGTGCAGTCTTAACGCTTTTTGCGACCGACTTGGTTGCGACGGGTTCCGTCGGCTGCTGGTTCTGCGATTCCGGAACTACTTCCGCTGGACTTTTTTTTAGCGCCTGCAGCACTTGGCTGAGTTGTTCTTTGGTAATAGCAGCGCCGTTCTGCTGCGCGGCAAGCTGCGCCAGCGCCGCTTCAAGCTCAGCGATGTACTCAGGTGTGCGAGTTTTCGCAACCTGATCCATTAACTTCTGTGCGTCAGGGCTGATATTCGGCCCTGTAACGGTTGTCACCGTTTCCGCCGCAGGCGTCGTTGCTTCGACGTTCATCTTGTTATAGATGCGCGTCACCTTGTCGCCAGTTAGCGGCTTATCTTTCTTGCCGGCGGCACGCGCTGCGCGCAAAGCTGCATCAAACGCCTCTTGCGCTTTGGGATCCCCTTCGACTGATTGCTTGATGCGGTTGTAGGTATTCAACCCATCGGGCGTGAATCGAAGCGGCGGAGGCGCAGTCGCAGCCGGAGTGGCCGGAGTGGCCGGAGTGGCCGGAGCCGGAGTCGCGGGAGCCGCAGCCGGAGCCGGAGTCGCAGGAGTCGCTGCGACTTCAGCCGGTGCAGTTTCAGCGGGCTTAGCACCAAAAAGTGCTGCCTTAAAGTCGTTGGCCTTGACGCCGCCACGGGGGCGCCGCTGCCCCTGCATCTGCTGCGCGATCTGCTGCTTCGCAGCGGCTACTTCGTCAGGCGTGAACGCCCGGCGCTCGCCTTGGTAGATGAGCGTTGCGCCCGCGCGCGCATCCGCCTCGACTTCCTTGGCGCGCTCGGACAGCCCCACGTCTTGGTCGAGGTACGCACGCGTAGTCTCGCTGATCGGCGTGGGGGTGGGCGGCGCAGCCGCTTCCGGACCGGGCGCAGGCGTCGGCGGCGCTTGCTCAGGAGTAGTGGGAGCTTGCGCGGCCGGAACGGGCGGCTGGGGGTTTTCCCCCATAGGCGGCGGTGTGACAGCAGCGGGCGGTTGTGCCGCTCGCTGCGCGTAGTCAACTTGGTGCGGAATGCCTTTCGCCTTCTTCAGTTTGCTGACAAAGCTGACAGCGTCGTCGCTTGCAGCAAACGGGAAGCGGGCAATCTGCGTGTTCTGTGCATCGAAGATGATGACATCGCGCGGCATTTGCCGCCCGTCGATATCGCGGCTCTGCCCAGTGATGGTGAAGTACGCGGCTTCTGCCGGCACTTCTTTGACTGACGGAGCCTTCGCGCGAGTCTTGGCGGCGGGAGCAGCAGCGGCGGGAGCAGCAGCGGCGGGAGCAGCAGCGGCGGGAGCAGCAGCGGCGGGAGCAGCAGCGGCGGGAGCAGCAGCGGCGGGAGCAGCAGCGGGAGTCACACCGCCTTCTAGCTGCGCCTGCAGCCGTTGCCGGGCCGTCAGTGCGTTGTTGAGCTGATCCTGCGCCTGCTGCAGCACAGCCGCCGCCTGCGCTTTACCCCGGGAGCCGGAGATCGCGTTGGCAGCATTCATCTGCTGCTGCGCCGAGACGACTTGCGCTTGCAGCATTGGGAGCTGCGTGTCGAGCGCCGTAAGCGTGCTAATGATGCTCTGCGTCGCGTTGATGCGGTCTTGGTTTCGCTCAGCCGGCGTTGGTTGGGTATCGCCAAACGGCACGTCTGCAGCGGACCGGGTCCAGCCTATCGGCAGCGCAGTCGGCGCGACCGGCGGGAACGATACCGGGGTATAAGCACCCTGCACGCCCCCGTTCATCAGGTCGAACATCTGGTTCTGGATCGGCGGCGCGGGGGGTGCCGGGAACTGGTAGTTCGCGCCGCCCTGACCCGATAGCCCGCCCATTGCTGCCAACAAGCTGACAGGAACGGCCGGTGTCGAAGGAATGGCGCTCGCCCAATCGCCGTTCCACTGCTGAAAGTCAATCGGCTGACGCGAGCGCGGCGGAGGCGTCGGCATATTGACGGCACCGCCCATGAGCCCGCCCATGAGCCCGCCCAGCGCCGCCTGGGCGCCTGCGCCTTGCAGGGCGGGGTCTCCGGTGGCGATGTTCTGCCAGATGGCCTCTTGGAACGACTGCGGGGCTTCCTCGACCAAGCCTTCCTGCAGTGCGCCTCGGACCATGCGCTGGACAAGATTGCCCGAAGCCGGGCGTCCCACAGTGGCGGCGAGATCTGCCGCGCCCTGCCGCCCGAGCAGCGTCATAACGTCGATGTCGTTGGGGAGGAAGCGCGACGCGGCGCCGCCAATGGCGCCCGTGATGGCACCCGCCGGGAGTGCCAGCAACCGCTCCGGACCCCACTCGGGGTTCTGTTCGGCGATGCCGGCGGCTACGTTCCCGGCGGTGATGCCACCTTCCGCTACTCCTGCCCGCACAAAGGGATGCGCGGCGCCCAGCGCTGCGTACGCCTTGTTCGCCATGAGGGCCTTGTCGAGCCCCTTCATGCCGACCAGCGATGCGACGAGCTGCCCGCTTAGGTCAACCAAGTTGGAGGGAGCGATGCCGGCAGCCAGCGTGCCGCCAATGTCGTTCCGCGACAGCGCGCCCTGAAGCTCAGCCATGTTCTGCTGCGCTATGGGCGACATCTGCTTGGCAAGACTCTCTTGCCAGCCACCCAGCATCTCGGACGGCGCGTCGATGCCGACCAGTGTCCCAAGGTCCGTGAACGCCTTTGGAATGCCGACCGCCATGCGGGCCGCGCTCAGCGCGGTGTCGCCCGCTACTTCTCCGAACGTACGGCTGGTCGCAGGCTGCGGCGCAGGCGGCTCAAACGCCGGCAACGCCATGCGCTGTTGCCGCGCAGCTCGCTGGCTAGCGAGATGCCGTTCGAACTCTTGGACGATAGGATCCTGAGTCGGATCGTAGTTATACGCCATTGCTCTGTCTCACCTTGTCGATCATCGTCTGCAACCGCTGCGTGCCCAACGACTGCACCACATCGGCTGGGAAGACGAACTCGCCGTTCGACAACGCGGCTGGCCGCGTACCATCAATCACTGCAGGGATCGAGTCTGAGCGCCCCGTCCCCGGGCCACGCACTTCGCGGCCAGCGACAGGAATCGCGCCGCCGCCTGCGTACCCCTTGACCTCGCGCATGACCGCGTTCAACTGTTCTTGGCGACTGCGAATAGCATTCGCCGCTTGGCCTGCCATACCCGACCCCAGCATGGATGCGGCGCGGTCGTTAGTACCCGTGGCGCCTGTAGTCTGAGAGGCACCCGGCGCTTCAGCGCGCCCGCCGCCCCACATACGCGACCACCACGAACCTTGCGGCTGATCCTCCACAGCACCACCATCAGCGAATCCATACTGCATCCCTTGCGTGGGTAGCTGCTGCAACTTCGCGCGCGACTGCGCGAGCAAGTCGATGAACTTGCCAAACGGCACAGGCTGCAGGCCGTGCTGCGTTGCAGTGTGCACGTACTGACCATACTCGCGGACCATCGGGTCGAGCGACTGCATGGCCGGCGGTTGGCCGAAGGTGCCCATCGGGTTGCCGGGCGGGATGACACCGCCGTCGGCGCGCTTCACAGCAGGCGCCCCGTACCGCTGCGTCAACCACTGCCAGAACTGGCTCTGGTACTCCGGGGTCTGGGAGCCGAGATAGCCCATGAACCCCGGGGTCTGGGTCAGTTGCCCGAGATTCTGCGCCATCGTGGCATCGAGGGTATCGCCGCGCATCTGCAGCATGGCGGCGTTGTTGGCCCCCATTAGTGCAGCCTTGCGGCCTTCGGCCGTGGAGTAGGCGTCGGTCTTGTAGATGTCAGCCTGATTGGCGAGTGCCTGCCGGTCGAGCGCGCCCCCTTGCTGCACCATCTGGCCCAGCAACGCGCCCGCCAATTTCTTGTCGCGGCCCATCGCATCGGGGTTGGTGAACGTCCGCCACAACGCTGCCTGATCCATCCCGCCCTGCGGCCCAGCTCCGTTGAAGCTTTGCCCCTTGTTGGCGTAGTGCTGCGTGACGGCGTCCCAATCGCCTCGGGCAGCCGCAGCGCGCAGAGCAGCGCCGACCGCCTGATCGTTGTAGCCAGACTGAACGAACGCCTCCTTCGGCATTACAGTGAAGTTGTTGGAGATATAGCCGCCCTTGCCCGGCTCCATCGCGGCCGGGTTGGTGCTGTACTTCGCTGCGTCGTTGTTGGTGAACTCCCGCACCGCAGGGGCCGCAGCCGCCGGAGTAGCCGGGCGCTGGCCCGCCGGGGGCGACGCGGGAGGCGCACCCAGCTCGGGAATCGCGGCGGCGGGCGCCGACTCGGGCCGACGGCCGTACATGCCGCTGTTGGGCGCGGGCTCCCAGCCCGGTATAGGAGTGCCAGGAAGCGGCTTCGGCGTTGGAGCCTCCGCCGGTCGCTCGGTGAACATCTCTGGGAAGCGCTTGCGCCAGCTAAAAGGGTTGTCCATCACAGCGTCCTCGGCACAACATTGGCGTCAGGGCCAATGCGGTAATGGTAGACCTCGCGCTTCAAGTCGCGCACGGCTTCAGTAAACACCGCGTTCAGTGGCGCTACCGCTTCGACACTCAAGCCGTCTGAATCGTTGTGCAGCAGGCACTTTGCTGCCGCGTAGTGTGCGAGCGCCGCATGGTAGCTTTCCGGCACCACCAGCTCGCTGCCGCTTGCGACCGGATCCTCTGGACGCACAGCGGTGACGAGGCTTACAGAGTACACGGCGTCCGGAGTGGGATCGAACGAGATTCGGCGCGGGCCACCGGTCAGAGTGTACCGGAGCGGGACGCCCGTAGCGTGTGCGAAGAACGAGTTGGGGCTAAAGCCAACCCGAAGCGGCGTGGGCTGGCCGACAACCTGTGCCCCCGACACCATGAGCACGGTTTCCGCCAACGTGTAGCTGCGAACGCCCGCCGCTGTCGTAACCTTGTGGGTTGACGCGTCAACGACACAGAACGTGCGCTCAGCGAGCTTGCGTTGAGCTTCAGTGAGATACTGGTAGATCGTCGTATCAGTCCAGAGACCGGGCTGCTTAGTATCCCGCAAGATGACGCGGGTCAGGTCAAGCAACTCAGTTCCGTTCACGGCGTATCTCCAGCCTTCGCTTTCACGATTGGGCTGATTTTAGCAGCTAGATCGAGATCTGCCTGCTTCGGCTCGGGGATAGCCGCAGCTTTGGCCGGAGGCGGCACCTTGGTGGCCGTGGCGGTGCTTACGACAGCAGCGGCCTTGGGGGCGTTGGGCAAGATGCCCTCGAAAACTTCCATGTCAGCGCGAGTAGCGAGAAGTTCGGTGTAGATATAAACATCACCTGTCGGCTTATGCCGCAAAAGCATAGTCATGACGAACCCTCAAAAAACGCGGAAGGGGATTGCCCCCTTCCGCGAACTTCGGAGACACCACCTTAGAGAAGGACGCAGGAGACAATCACCTCGACCTTCAGCGTGTCGAGTGCCTTAGTAGCAGGCACCTCAATGTCGATGGTATCGGCAGCCGTGTAGAGCTTGCCGCTAGCCAGCGCGCCCGCTCCAACGCCCACATTACCCGCCGTGGCGACATCCGCCGCCGCGACATAACCATCGGGATCCGCGCCGTCGCCAATGTTGAGCGTCTGCGTTGCGTCACCGGTCAGCACACGGTAGAACACCTTCGTTACGTAGGTATTCGCCGGAATGTTGACCACAGTCGCCACATCAGCCGCCGCAAGCGGACGCCTCGACGCGTCGTAGATGCCGACCAGCACGGTCGGGCCAGGAGAGCCGGCATAGTTGCCGCCGGAAGCACCGGCAACGTCCTTGCCGTCAAGATAGGTCGTGTAAGTAGCCATTTGCTAGATCCTCGCTACGAGACGAATGGGTTAACCCTTGCGGGCGTAGGCGCCGACCAGCGAGTCGCCGTCAACAACCTTGAAGCCGTAGACCTGAAGGCCACGCATGATGTTGCCGAACGTGGACTCAGCGCGCAGCGTCTCAGTCTTCGTCAACTGCGTAGCGAAGGTAAGGCCCTGCTTCACGCCAGCGTACACATAGAACGCCTGATAGGAGCCGTCCGTCACGTGCGGAAGGTTGTTGCTCTGGTAGATCGTAAAGCGGTCGATCATACCAACGCGGCCGTTACGCAGCGGCGAAGCACCGTCGTTCGTCAGCGACGCATCCTTGATGTCCGACTTCTTCAGCAGCGTGCTCATCCAGTACGGCAGCACGAGGAAGCGGCCGGTCTCGGGGCGGTTCTGCTCATCGAGCACCTGACCCATATCGAGAATCAGGTCGAGCACAGTGGCCTTATCGACCGCGAGCGGACTGCCAGTGGTGCCAAGGTTGATGTTGCCGGAGATAGCACCAGCAGTAGCGCCCTTGTTCTTGGCGCCAATGTCGGGATAGAGCAGACCAAGAACTTCCGAGTCCACCTTGATCTTCATCTGCTCGGCGGCATCCTGCGACCAGATGTTCATTGCGTTCAGATCCATCTGAACTTCCTGAACGTCGTCCACGATAGCGGACCAATACTTGCCCTTGTCGATCAGCAGCTCGACGTTGTTGCTGGTCGGACGCTGATTGATGAGCGTCTGGCCCGACTTGTAGTCATGGATCTCCAGGGTCGGGACGGTGCGGATGATCACCTTGTCGCCCTGACCACGGATCTCGCCTTCGTAGTTGGTGTTGGAGATCGCCGTAAGAACAGTCGAGAGGTAGAACTTCTCGATCAGCTTCTTCGACCAGATCTCAGGGATAAAAGTACCGCTGTAGGAAGCGGAACCAGAAGCAACAGGATAGGCCATGTCAGACTCCTAAGAATGGTTAGGCGGCGATTCTGTTTTCTCGCTGCGCCCGGAAGATATCGCGCTCAAGCTCATCAAACTCCTTCTGGCTGATCAACTTCTTCGCCTTGTCGTCGTAGAGCTTGGAAATGGCGGCACGGGTCCAAACGCGCCCTTCTCCTGTGTTCTCTGCGCGCTGCGCTGCCGGTGCCCGGGAACGACCGGGGGCGACATGTGCGGCGGCACTGGGCTGCGCCGGCTGCGGCTGCGGCGTTCCCTGCGTCTCCGTCAGGAAAGAAGAGAAGAATTCGATCACCTTCTCTGCGTCAAGATCTTGGTAAGACTGCCGCAGAAGGTCGAGCTTCTTCACCTTGGTGAACGGAGCTGGCACGTCAAGCCACGCAAGAAACTGCGGATCGACATTGATCTCGCGCCATTTCGGCACGGCAGTAGAAAGCGCGGTTTCGAACTGCTGCTGAGCGCTCTTAACGGAAGTCGATGCCACCGTATTAAGCGAACCAGTGAGCTGTTCCATGCGCTGCTGATAAGGAGCCATCAGCCGGGTAAACACTTCCTCAGCCTTGCGGCCGATCATATCGAGGAAGCTCGACCCGTACTCGTTGACATCTTCCGCAGTAATCAGAGGCCCAGTGGTTTCCGCCGGTTTCTCTGTGTCCTGCCGCGAAGAAAGCTGCCCTAACAGCAAACGAAGAGAGCTGATCTCCTCGTCTTTCTTGTCGATCATCCCTTGCAGCACGCGCCAACGCTGGTCAGCGGCATCCGCCTGCTTTTTCAGCTCGGCGAGTTGCCCAGAGAGATCAGGTTCAGGCTGCGCTGAAACTACACCTTGAGCATCGTTCGGCTGAACCTCCGGTGCAGGAGTATCAGCCGGCTGCGCGATAGCCTCCGCATGCTCGGCAGGCCCTTGGTCTTCAGCCGGCGGGGTCTCCGCCTTCTGCTGATTCAGCGCCGCGATCATGCTATCTGCTTCTTCGCCTATCTTGCTGGGGTCAAACATCATCGGCTATTCCTCTCAGATGCCTCAAGATTTAGCGGCATTATCCAGCAAAGCAAGGATCTGGTCAGCCTCTTGAACGCGTCCCTGTAGCCATCTTAGATGGACTTGGTCTACGCATCCGGCAACCGACGCTAAGTGTTCCTCTCTACGCTGTTTCAGCCACTCTACGAAAAGCGGTTCGGACCGAGCAACCCGGCCTAGCGCCTCCCGTGTGGAAAGTGAAAGTTGCATGGTGTGTAAAACTAATCAGCAGTACGCGGTTTGTCAAGCCCCACCAGCAGCACGCATAGTGTTAGGGCTGAAGTTATCTGTGACGGCAGCGCCATTCATCAATCGCTCCTGTGTCGCCCCCGGCGCACCCGGCGCACCCGGCGCAGGCAGCGCAGCCTGCGGCGGTGCCATTGGGAGCTGTCGAGGCGGCACTACCCGGTTCACATCCATCTCAAGGCCCTTCGCCACTTCTCGCAGGATCTCAGCCCGGCCCTCCGGCCCAACAATCTGTGCATCGACAGGGTTGTTGGTTGCAGTAAGGAATTCATTCCGGCGAAGCTGCAGAGTCTCAAGCTGCATAAGAGAGACTGCGCCACGGGCGTATACTTGCGCGTCAGCTTTTGCGAACGATGGGTCGCCAAACATCATGTTGTAGGCGTAAAGCTGCTCAAGCAGCGGAGTAATGACATTAAGGTCAATGTTCGATACAACGCCCTTTAGTCCTTTGTTTGCTGCGTTGAACAGCATAGAAAGACCGGAAGCAGTGCGACCAGCGCCGCCGACACGATCATTACCTGACATGTAGCGAGGAATAAGGCTCCAATCGTCTGCAAATTGGTAGAACTTCTCGATAACCGTAAGTAGCTCATTGGCGTTCATCTCAGGCTGGAAGAACGTAAGGGCTGGCGCAGTAGAGCCGTAGCCATCATCGTGAAGCTGCCAGATTTTCCACGGCCGCAGCGTCTCGACGGTATCACCGGGCGGGAGCTTGTCTACGTTAACCTGAACTTGTGGGCCAGAGGCGATGGACATGTTGTTGATCAGCGCCCGTACAGCCGCGTTCACCACGCCCTGCACGTCCTCCAGGGTATCCGACAGCCCCAGCCCCCAGTACGACCCGGGGATCTCCTCCCAACTTGCCTTGTGGTACGGCCGGCGCTTGAGGGGGTCGTAGTTCAACTGGGCCTTGATGACCCAGCGCCCGACCATCCACACGTCAGCCTCGTAGGTGTCGTCCTTGTCCGCTACGCTCGCTTCGTCAAGCCCCCAATCAAGCAGCTCCTTGCCGGTCACCGGCCCGTGGAACTCCAGCACGTCGAACGTGTTCATCGGGCTGTCGAGCACCGACGATTCCTTCACCTCCAGATCTTCGTCAGAGAACCCGAGCCAGTTCGTTAGCCCACCAGCCCCGTACTCCTTCAACGCAGCGCGAATGGCCTTCTCATCGAAGCCTTCCAAGCCGATCAGATCGTGCAGATCCCCCTGCGTGAACTTCAGCCGCTCGATGATGTAGCCGTCTTGGGGGCTGGTCGAGCCGGGCGACGGGTACAGATCGAAAGGACTGACGCGCTCAAACTGCGGGGTGACGCTAGTCACTACTTGCGGCACCCACTGTGCGCCGTTCTGGACCCAACTGAGCCGGCTGGAGTGCCGCAAGATCGGCCCCTTGAGGTGCGCGGCCGGGAAGGTCGTCAGGTCGATCAGGAAGTCGGCCAGCGCTTGGTCGAAGTTGCCCTCGACCAGTTGGTCGTAGATCTGCCGCTCCATCTGCTCGACAGCCTGCCGGGCTTCGTCCCGCATGCGCTCGCTGACCATCTCCTCCAACTCAGCCAGCCGCGACTGAATCATGCTAGCGGGCGGGGTGGCCCCCACAACGGCGACTGCCTGCGCCAACTCCATCGCGACCAACTGCCGTACCCGCAGCAAGTCTTCCGGAGGGAGCGCCGGCTGAGGCGTCGGCTTCAGCGACCACGGCTTCTCGGTCTGCCCAAGGTACACGTCGCGCAGCCACGCCTCAGCTACCCGGGACTTGTTTGCTGTTACGCGAGCGTACTCATCCGAGCCACCGAATTCCTTAATAGCGGCTAGCTTCTGGCCGTCGTACTTTCCTTGCCGCGTGTACTGCGCTTTGACTAACCTAGTGACGATAGGCTGCTTTGCGGAATGCGCGGCCTGCCAGCACTTCATAATGTAGGCGGCTAAGCCTTGTAGCTGAGGAGAATTATTAGTTAGTGCTGCCTCTTGCACGGCAGCATCCTCAGCCTCCAGCGCTGACAGCCCTGCGTTGCTGACGACTCTTACCAGCCCACTTTGCTCGATCATAATTAGGTCTCGAATGCCTGCGTGGAGGTGCTGACGATACTGGTCAGAGAGTTTAGCGCAGCCTGCGCGTTACGCCCATAGGCGTCAGCGGCACCAACAGCAGCGCGGACCTTGGCGTCGATGCTCCGGACCCACCCATCCACGTTCGTACGGCCGTCGGTTCCCTTCTGGTTCATCAGCGCGGCCCAAGCCCGCATCTTCACATCCTCGTGCGCGACCCGAGCGCGGAGGATATCCGAGTTGGCACCAATCGCCTTCGACTGCGCGTCGAGGTTGCCCAGCTTGATCTTGATGTCTTGGTCGATCTCGGCCATCCATGCCTTGAGCGACATCTCCTTTTCGTCAATCCGAGCACGGAACAGCGCAGCGTCGGCTGATACTGCGCTGACTTGCGCGCTGAGATTAGCCTGTCCATCTTTGCCGCGCTGCTCCAATTTGGTCGCCCACGCCTTCATGTCCAGCTCAGTGCGCATGATCTCAGCACGGTAGAGGTCAGCGTCGGTGGCTAGAATTTTCGTCTGCGCGTCGATGTTCGCTTTCCCGACTGCCGTCACTTGCTCCAGCTCAGCGATCCACGCCTTCAAGCTGAGTTCGTCCTGATTGGTACGGGCACGGTACAGGTCAGCGGAAGCAGACAGCATCTTCGTTTGTGCGTCGATGTTGATGCTGCCGTCCTTGCTCTTCTGCTCCATCAACGTACCCCACGCCTTCATGGTGAGGTCATCGCGGATAAGCCGTGCCCGGTAGAAATCGGCGGTAGCCGAGATCAAACGCGCCTGCGCGTTGGTGTTCTGATCAACGAGCTTGGTCGCTGTCTCCGGCGCGAGCATCATCGCCTTGATGTAGTCGGTCGCAGCCTGCATTGCGTTGAGCCGTAGCTTGGTAGCCAGCTCGACCGCGAACTTGATGTTCTCGATCTCGATCTCCATCCGCTTGATCGCAAGATCCCGCGAAGCTTCGGAGAGCTTCGCCAGCCCGTCCATGTCGAGATTCTGCAGCCGCGCGACCAGTGCCCCGGGCGGGAGGTTGAACCCACGAGAAGCGAATTCGGCCATCGCCTGATTCTTGGCCTGCGTAGTCCCGCGCTGAAGATTGTCGCGATGCCGCTGCCAGATCAGGTTTTCGACATCCTGCGGGATCCCCGTGCCGCCTTCGGTAATGGTGCGCCGCAGCCATTCGATAGCTTCGTCCATCGCATCGTTAGCGAGCGGGTAGTACGTAGCAAAGAACTGCTCGAAAAGATTCTGGAGATACGCAGCAAGCGCGGCTTTCTCGGCGTCATACCGACGGAACGGATCAGTTTCTTCCGCTGTGGTCGGAATGTAGACCGCAGGCTCGACAGCAGCAGGCGCCCACGGCAAATACGGTTGGTAGAAATAGTTAACTTGCTCAGCCGCTTCCCCAGCAGCGGGCGGCTCGACAGCAGTGATGCCTACCCACGGGTTGTAGTCTGTAGGAATCAGATCAATTCGTTCTGAGGAATCAGGGCGCGTCAGCGAGCCGCTTGACCACGAGTCGTACGCTTGATTGATGTAGTTAAGCCCAGCCCCTTTATCCGGTTCAGCGACAGGGTAGTTGTTCCAATCACCGTAGTCGCCCGGGTCTATAAGAGAAAGATCGCCTAGAAAATCCGGCTCAGTGACGGCTGTCTGGAACTCCCGATACTGCTGGTCAAAGAAGATTGTGCCAGCCGCAGCCTGCATTGCAGCCTGCGCCGCGTCGCTAGCCTCCCCTACCGACTGCTGCGCGGTTTCCAGCGCATTGTCGATAATCTCCATATTCTTATTATAGATTTCGGATGCCATTAGTAGACCCTCCTAGAACTGATCAGCGGCAGGAACTCGACTGACTCTAAATCAAAGTCGAGCCCGTCCTGATTCAAAATCGTGAACTGCCAATGAGATCCAACAAGACCACGGCCGAGATCCACGCGTTGGTTGACGAAGTCAGCGGACGTATTGTTTGCTTCATAAACCCAGCTTTGCCCGTCAACCTCAGCGCGCACCAGCATTCGCCCAGTAGAGGACACGCCCAAGTATATACTCGGGAAATACTTCCGCTGCGCTGTCTCGAAACGACTAATCGCGAGCTGCACAAACGCGTCGATGTTGGCGCCTTCGTCCGTGTCGCCGTCCAGCAGATAGAGCCCGTCGTCCGCTGCGCCAATGTACTGGGTGCCGTGTTTGGCGTAGGCGTTGAATCCGAAGTGGCTGTACTGCACCGACGCCTTGGTGTCTACATCCACCACCCACGTCGCCGTCTCAGCCGAAAGCGGCGCGGCGGTGTCCCCCACGCTGGGCGTCAGGAGGCTTTCGAGGCGCAAGGTCGAATTGACGAACGCCTGGAGCTGCGCCAACGCTGAATAAGTATCCACTAACGAGAGCGTGGACAAAAATTCAGTGAGAACTTCCTTTATGACCGTGTAGATGTCAGTAACGGTCAGCGTCGAAGCGAACTGGGCTAGGTATAGATGCGAAGACGTGAACGCGCCCGTGATACTTAGATTGCTGAGGAACTGGCTAATGTACAGATTGAACGCTGCCATCTGCGATGTCAGCGTCATCGTAGAAGTAGTCGTAACTACGCCGTCAACGAGCGGCGTAAATACAGAAGATAGCGCGATAGCCTGCGTATCTAGCAGCTCTTCGTAAATAGCTGCCGCGAGCTGGCTGATGAAATGGTCTGTAAACGTAACCGTGCTATTGAACGTCGCGCCGTATGTGCCAATAGGCAGGATACCTCCGTAGAGCCCGAGATAGCTTA